ATTGTAACAAATACAATCCCACATTCTTACTGGACTAAACACATCATTGAATTTACACTTTGCCATATATGGATGCATATAAAAAGTTTACGTATGTAAATCAAGAATCATATTCATTGAATCACATTGCTTATGTGGAATTGGAAGAAAGGAAACTAGACTATTCTGAAGTCGATACATTACATGAACTTTATAGAACAGATTTTCAGAAGTATATTGATTATAATGTACATGATGTTGTGTTAGTTGAAAATCTTGAAAAGAAAATGAAACTTCTAGAGATGATAATATCTCTGGCATATTTGGCAAAGTGTAATTTCAATGATGTGTTTAGTCCAGTAAGAATGTGGGATTGTATTTGTTACAATCATTTGAGAGAGAATAATATTGTAATCCCTCCAAAGAAACATGAAGAGAAGAGTGAGGCATATGAAGGTGCTTATGTAAAAGAACCACAATTAGGTCGACATAAGTGGGTATGTAGTTTTGATTTGAATTCTCTATATCCTCATCTTATTATGCAATATAATATTTCTCCAGAAACATTATTGGGAACTCATGAAGAAACTGGATTAGTAGAATCAATGCTTAATAAAGAATTTGATACTACTTTTCTCAAGGAGAAAGATATTACAATGACGCCAAATGGTTCATTGTATACTAGAGAATATAAAGGATTTTTTCCTTCTCTCATGGAAAAGATGTATAATGACAGAGTTAAATATAAAAAATTATTTATTGATGAACAGAAGAAGGGAAGATCAGCAGATAAAAATAAATTATCTCAATATTATAATCTTCAAGTTAATTTCAAGATTGCTCTTAATTCAGCTTATGGTGCTCTGGGAAATCAGTGGTTCCGTTTTTATGATGTTAGAAATGCTGAAGCTGTGTCCGTTGCAGGACAACTTTCTATTAGGTGGGCTGAAAAGGCAGTCAACAAATATATGAATAAAATTTTAGAAACTGAAGATGTTGATTATGTGTTGGCATCTGATACAGATTCTTTGTATGTGACTCTTGATTCTTTGGTTGAAAAAGTAGGATTAAAAGATACACAAAAGATTATTAAATTCATGGATACTGTTTGTGAAGGTAAACTACAGAATGTAATTGATAAATGTTATAATGAAATGGCAGAGTATGTGAATGCCTTTCAACAAAAGATGGTAATGAAAAGAGAGGTTCTTGCTGATGTTGGAATTTGGGTTGCTAAAAAACACTATATTCTGAATGTTCATAATTCAGAAGGTGTTCAGTATGAGGAGCCTAAACTGAAGATTATGGGAATTGAAGCAGTTAAGAGTTCTACTCCAGAACCATGCAGAAATGCTCTCAAGAAAGCATTTAAACTTATTGTGAATGAAACTGAACAAGATGTGATAGATTTTATAGAAGAGTTTAAGGATAAGTTCAAGAAACTTCCAGCTGAAGATGTATTTTTTCCACGTTCAGTTAAGGGTCTTGCAAAATATTCTGATGCTGCGACTATCTATAGAAAGTCAACTCCAATTCATGTAAAGGGGTCTTTGATATATAATAAGTTACTTCAAACTAAGCGGTTGACAAGAAAATATCCAAAGATTCAAGAAGGTGAAAAGATTAAGTATGCTTATTTAACTGAACCCAATCCTACTGGTGATTCAGTTATTGCGGTGTTGAATACTCTTCCAAAGGAATTTGGATTAAATGAATATATTAATTATGAACTTCAATTTGAAAAATCATTTCTTAATCCAATAAAAGGCATACTTGGAACCATTGGTTGGAATTATGAAAAAGGAAATGATCTTATGGAATTCTTTACATAATAAGGGAAAAATATATGGCAGATTATTTTGATGAATTAATAGGTGTAACAGGAAATCCATATGCATCTAAAGTTTCAGATGGAATGTTAGGGAGTGTAAATGAACATATCGATACAGGATCTTATATACTTAATGCGCTTCTCTCGGGAAGTTTATACAAAGGGCTACCGTCGAATAAAATTACTGCGTTTGCGGGCGAATCGGCGACTGGTAAGACATTTTTCTTACTTGGACTTGTCAAACAATTCCTCATTGATAATCTTGACGGTGGCGTTCTTTATTTTGAGTCAGAGTCTGCTCTTACTTCTGATATGATTGAGGAAAGGGGCATTGATACTAAAAGATTTATACAATTACCAGTTGCTACTATACAAGAATTTGCTCAACAAGCATCAAGAGTGGTAGACAAACATATTGAATCTAGTGGTGCTCCTCTTTTACTTTGTTTAGACAGTTTAGGAATGTTATCAACTGATAAAGAAGTTGGTGATATTACTGAAGGAACAAATAAAGTAGACATGACTAAGGCACGAATTGTAAAGGGCGCTTTCCGTGTTTTAACTCTTAAACTTGCTAAGGCTGGCATTCCTCTACTTGTTACGAATCATACATACAAACAAATTGGAACAATGTTTCCACAAGACATAATGGGTGGGGGAAGTGGTCTTCAATATGCCGCTTCAACTATTATATTTCTTTCTAGAAGAAAAGAAAAAATTGGAACTGATGTAATTGGAAATATCATTCATTGCAAAAATTTCAAATCAAGACTCACTAAAGAAAATAAAATGGTAGATGTACTTTTGACTTATGATGAAGGACTAAGTAGATATTATGGTCTATTGACATTGGCAGAAAAATATGATATAATAAAAAAAGTATCTACACGTTACGAATTACCAAATGGTACAAAATTATTTGGAAAACAAATTGTTGCAGAACCAGAAAAATATTTTACAGCAGATATTATGGAAAAATTAGAAGCAGCTGCAGATAAAGAATTTTCATATGGAAAGGGAAGTGATGCCGAACTTAGCACCAGTGAATCAGAAGAAGAAGAAACTGAAGGATAATTGGTTTATAGTTACTTCAAATCCAGTTGATCCAAATGACAAGGGACTATGTATCCAAATTATAGAAGGTCCATTCATTCATGTTATTGTAAAATATAAAGACTTTAAAACACATAAAGAACTTAATGAAGACGGCTCTATTAATTGTGATTATGGGTATGATATTATAATGGCTCCAGATAATGTTGGCGATAGAGACATTACAGATGAGCAAGGAGAAATTTTTGAAAAACAGCTTGGTGAAGCAATTTTAGAACTTTTATGGGAGTCTGCTGAAAATGAGAATCGAAACAGCGATATTGAAAAATCTGTTACAGAATGAAGAATATACAAGAAAAGTATTACCTTTTCTAAAAACTGATTATTTTATAGAACATGCTGATAAAATTGTTTATGATAAAATAAATGATTTTGTAGTTAAATATAATTCTCTTCCTTCAAAAGAAGCTCTGGTAATAGAACTTTCAGAGACTAAAATGAATGAAGAAGAGTTCAAAGAATCAATGGAGTTATTAGATGCGATTAATAAGGACTCGGAAGATTATACAGACCTTGGATGGCTCCTCGACACAACAGAAAAATTCTGTCAAGACAAAGCAATCTACAATGCAGTGGTCGAGTCAATATCCATACTCGACAACCCCAAAACTAACAAGGATAAAGGATACATTCCTGACTTATTGTCTGGTGCCCTCGCTGTTAGTTTTGATCCTCATGTTGGCCATGACTACCTTGATGACTCTGATGATCGTTTCGATTATTATCATAGGGTTGAGGAGCGTATTCCATTTGACCTCGACTATTTTAACAGAATTACAAAGGGTGGTTTACCGCAGAAAACTTTAAATATTTGTCTTGCTGGAACTGGAGTAGGTAAGTCTTTGTTTATGTGTCATATGGCATCGGCGTGTTTATCCCAAAATCAGAATGTACTTTATATTACATTGGAAATGGCAGAAGAGAAGATTGCTGAAAGAATTGATGCAAATCTTCTTGATATTGCGATTGATGATTTACATGCTCTTCCAAAAGATTTATATGATAGGAAAATAAATAATTTAAGAAAAACAATTAAGGGGAAATTGATTGTCAAAGAATATCCTACTGCTGCGGCAAATGTGAATCATTTTAGATCTCTTTTGAATGAATTGAATCTCAAGAGATCTTTTGTTCCAGATATTATTTTTGTTGATTATATAAACATTTGTACATCTTCAAGAATTAGACCTGGAGCAAATGTAAATTCTTATACTTATATTAAATCCATTGCTGAAGAATTGCGTGGATTAGCTGTAGAGAATAAACTTCCAATTATGTCAGCAACCCAGACAAC